AGCAAAGACTGCAGATAATGCAATAAGTCTTCTTGTCCATGCGAAATGTTTATCGTTCTTTCCAGCGTTACGTGCTTCTGCTGCAAACCCTGCGTTAGCGTTGGCACGTTCCATGAGCATCTTATTCTGCTCTTGTTTCATCTTCATGCTCTGCCCCCATATGGACATTACCCCACCTAGTACGGTAGAGCCAAGCATTGTTATTAGTTCTAGTGGTAATCCAAACATTATGGTCTTCCTAAAGGTCTAGTTTTTGGTCTTAGAGATTTATCTACATTAGGGTCCATTTCTATTCCTTCATAAATAGTAACACCTACTTCTTTAGCAATCTCATCTATTATCTTGTCTAATTTTTTATCAGATAATTTTTCAAACCCTTCCCACTCATTACGCATTTCCTTACGTGCGTTGTTACGTGACGCTAATGTGCCATCTCCTCCTGTAGCTCTATTTTTAATTCTATTAACAGCTAAATGTGCTGCTATTTTATCTTGTGTAGCACCGTCAAATTTAGTATTGTCTGTAATGCCTAAACTTTTTAACACATCACGTCCATCTAAGTCTCTTAAAGTATTTCCTACTATTTGATACTTACCTACGGCTGTGGTGTTAAAACCTTTTTCTTTATTATACTTGTGGAACTCTCCATCAAACTTTACAAAGTCTAGTACTTCCTTTATAGTTTTATTAGATACTTTAGTTCCTTTAAAAGGAGATTTTCTTTTTTCCGCATTGCCAAATATTGTGTCGTAGTTGTCGGCTTCTTTTGCTTTTAACGCTTTAGTCAATTCAGAACCTTCATCCATAAAAGAATAACTACCCATCATAAGGGAATCAGGAGTTACGTTTTGTGTAAAACTTTTATAATACTCTGAGTCTGGGTCATATGCATCAGACATAATCTGACCAGATGAAACATACTTATCGTCATCTACATCTTTGTATGTTTTATATTGTTTAGCTGGAACCTTTAACTTTTCACCTGTCATAATTATGTCTACATCACTCTCTGGTATATTGTTTAGATCAGCTAGTGCTTTAACTGTAGTACCTTCTCTTTCCGCTATCTCAGATAATGTGTCACCTTCTTGAACAACATAATCTTCTGTAGGAGGTTCAGCACTTGCCATAGCCAATGCTCTAGGTATACCCATAAGACCTTTTGATGTTTCAGGTTTTGTCATAGTGGGAGGTGACATCAATCCTGATGGAGATACCACACCTACATCACTATCTGTAGTTGTAGTTGGTAGCGTTGGTGGCTCCATAGCAGATGGTGCAAATGTTCTTGTTGTGTCTCTTGGTGCTGCGTCTAATTGTTCTATACTCACAGGAGTAGGTGTTGGTACTGTAAAGAGAGGCCCACCATATACCTGCATTGGAAACACAGATCTGTCTTTGGGGGGTGAGAAGTCAGGTATAAGACTTGTCATAACTTTAATAAAAGCTCTGTCTATCTTTGTACCTACAGACATATCTTTATCTTTACTAGGTTGTGTCTTTCTAGAGCCTAGACCTGTAGTTATAGTTTGTGGTACTTCATCATACGTGCTACCACTATCCCTCTGTGTCTCTCTTCTAAACTTATCTTGAATTTGTTTTGCAGAAGACGTAGTGGTTCTACCACCAAGACCGCCTATACCTACAGACCCCATTGTTTTAGCAGCTTGTTGATTAGCATTCTTAGACTTACTAGCTTGAGCTTGTCTAGTTTTTGCCTTACCATACTGTTCGTATGATTGGAATACACTTCTGGGATTATATGTCATTATAGTGCTTTCTTTAGAAGAAGATAAGATCAATAGCTTTGTTGGCGATCTTTCCAAGTAAATTACCAGCAGCATCTGCAACAATGTTACCACTCTTCTCGCCTCCACTAGCAGAGATAGTTGCTACTGCTATAGCTTTATCTCTTTCTCTAGCATTTTCACCTGACTGCCAAGCCCAAGCTAGTAAGTCACGCTCTCTTTGTATGGTATTGTTATATGCTGTCATAGTCAAGTTATTTGCTGCCATAGCTGCATCACGATTTGCTTGGTTAGCTGCAGCATTCTTTGCTGTGGTAGTGTTCTGCGCCCACTGAGCGTTAGCCTGTGCTACTACAAGGTGATTCTGTGCATTAAACCTATCACGTGCATTTTCTTGTGCTGCATTAAACTGTGCTAAAACATTTGCTTCGCCTGAGTTAAAGCGTTGCATAGCGTTACCCTGCTCTGCGTTAAACCTTTGTACCTGTGACCCAAGGGATGCAAAGAACTGGTCTGTTTGATTTTGTGATGCTGCATTAAACTGTCTAGCTGCGTTGGTAGCAGCAGTGTCGCTTAGTATAGAGTTAGCAGTCTCTTGTGCTTTAAACATAGTCATCTGCTGTGCATTGTCTAAGTTTGCCATGTCCATCTGCAAGAAAGCTTGTGCATTCTGTACTGCTGCTTGCTGTCTGTTGTCTAAGTTACGTAGATCTATCTGTGTTAGGGTAGCAGCATCAGCCATAACTTTAGCTTGTCTGTTTGACAAGTTAGCTAGGTCTACAGTCTGTGCCATACGTGCATTCTCTAGTGCAATCTGCTGTTCAGCACTAAAGTTTATGTTAGCTATCTCAGATATACGTGCAGCATTCTTCACTTTGGTTTGAAAGTTTTGATCAAACTCCATGCCCATAAATTTAGCACGTTGCTCTGCTTTCATTACAGCCATTTCTTGTTTGTTGGATGCATCCATCTGTGCGATAGGTAAGGCTGCTTCCATAGCTGCCTGTGTTATAGCCATACCTGCCATAGAAGAAGATGACAATCCACGTGCAGCCATAGCTGCGTTAGCTGCTCTCATAGCCCCTGCTGCCCATACAGGTGTGTTACCACCTTGAAAGTCTTGCATCAAATCAGCCATCTCATCTTGTACAAGAGCAGCTTCAGCTTTCGCTAGGGTAGTATCTACCTGTCCTTGATTTACAGCAGAACCATCTATTAGTTGATCCTGTGAAACTTGTAATGGAGTTGGAGCCTGTACTGTTTGTGCTTGTCCTAGTTGTGCTGCTTCTAAGTCTAAGGATGCAGCATCTTGTGGGTTCATTTGTGCAGCATCCATCAAAGACTGTGCGCTAATTTGCCCCTGATCTCCCGACATACCAGACAAAGCGTTCTGCATAGTGCCTTGTGATTGTGCTGCTGTCATCTGAGAAGCAGGTGTAGTAGTTGGTGCTGCTGCTTGTTGGGCTGCCCCTGCTGTAGTTATTTGTGCTTGATTTGCTGCACCTGCTTGTCCTGTATTTGTTGCTATTTGTGTTGCTGGACCACCATCACCAGTTACAACATTAGCTACAGTCACAGGTTTAGTAGGGTCTTGTGCTATCTGTGTAGTTAAGTTTGCACCACTAGGCATACCACCACCTCCTCTGGTTGGAGCAGTGGTGTTTACGTTACCAGAAGTACCTCCACTAGTCTGTGTAGTAATACCACCAAGATCACTTGGTCTTGGCAAAACTCCTGTAACTGGGTTTGGTGTACGACCTCCACCCGAAGGGGATGCATCTCTTCCAAAAATATCCTTGCCTATAGTTTTCATTGCAGCCTGTGATCTATCAGCCCTATCTGCTAACCTATTATTATAGTCTTGATCTGGTGGTATCTTACCAAGATCCATCATAGTGTCTTTCTTGGCTTGATCAAAACCTGCTTGAAAGTTAAAACCTGTATTAGCATTTACAACAGGTTTACCCTCTACCATCTGCCTAGCTATCATAGTATACTTACCCATCTTAGCTGCTGCTGCAGGACTAGCTGCTAGGAAAGCATTGATAGACTTTTGATCCATTGCCCCTTTGTAGCCTAGTGCTGGGAGTATCTTATTTTGCATTGTCTCAGGCTTGAACCCTGTAAATTTTTTAGCCATATCTTATTTCCCTATTTGCATCCACAATGATGCGGCAATGAATGTTATTACTGCTACAGTTGACATCTTGACCATAGTTGACCACACACCTTTACGTGTGTCACGCCATGCTTCTAGTAAGTTACGCATTTCTGTTATATCTTTACGAGCATCATCATCATGCAGTCCTACTTCACGTAGTGCCATCTTAGCACCACGCTTTGCTGCACGATCTAGCATAGCTTCTAATTCTTCTGGTGTAATATTAGACATAACCAGACATATCCTCGTTCGTTACGTTATAAGTAATTAAAGCTTGACCTTCTTCTACTTGACTATCAAAGTATTTAGTTAAGTTTAGCCATGTTGCATAACCTGTTCTCATTGCTCTTACTTTCCCAGCAACTGCAGCTTCTGAAACTTCTGTAAAATTATCACCCTCATAAACAGAGAAAACATTATACACCTTATCAGAATTATCTAATGCGTTTATTTTTGCATCAGTTAAAGGGTCACCTGAGTCATAGCCAATCACATCCCCAGTAGATATTTTTATTGTTCTGGGGTTTATCATAGGCTTCACAACACACCAATCAGTAGGGTTATTATCTAATCTTGTTTTCATAGCTGTGACTGCAGCTTCAACTTCATCTATAGTATCATATGCAGTTTCAGCGTATATGTATCTACTCATTATGTTCCACCATAAATTGTGCCGCTATTGCTAAGTGTTCTTGACGTGCCTATTATAGCTGCTCCTGCGTTGCCGCCTTGACATTGTACACTTGTAAAAGCACCTCTGTAACCTGTGCCGCCAGCAGAACCCCAGCCACCACCACCGCCAGAAGAACCTCCATAACCACCAGCGGAGTTGCCATTACCACCAGCTTCTCCTCCTGCGCCACCGTAAGAAGTAGTAGCACTAGAGCCATAATTAGGAGAGTTTGCCCTAGAGCCTGGAAGTATTCTACCACCACCCTGTCCAGTCATAGATGTTTGATCCTCACCTGAAGCAGGTCCACCTGGACCACCAGCATAACCATGAGTATAGTTTTTTGTCCAAGTATAATAACCACCAGATGAGTGTAGGGATGTACTAACCCCCCATCCTCTTTGGTTTAGTTCACCACCATAACCAAGTCCAGGACCATTGCCGTTGTTGGTTCCATATATACCAAAAGTAGAATATTGAGGTCCATTTGTAGTATAATTAGGCCATCCAGAACCTTTACCATCATTAAAAGAACCTGGTCCAACTCTGTAACCACCTTCTGCACCACCAGCGCCACCACCACCTCCTGCAGCGGTATTCATTGGTTCAACACCACCAGCGCCACCACCGCCACCGCCACCAGCAATATAAGCACCAGAGCTATTTATAATAGTTACTCCTGAAGATGTAACGTTAATAGCAGGACCACCATCTGAGCCAGTACCTAAATTAACTGTGCTGTAACCAGAGTTGTAAGCACTAGTGGTTGGATGCGGTAAGTTTTTTACTCTAAGACCAGAACCACCCTGACCACCTTTACCTATAATTTTACCATCATTTATAATTGTACAAGGTATATCCACAGTCAGTGCTGCTACTGTTCTACTGTCTGACCAAACCCACATACTAGAAGGAATACGTAATGTACCTCCTGAAGAAATAAAACTTGATGCTGATATTTGTTGTCTCTGAGCCTGACCGTTTACAGTACCACCAGATGTCATCTGTATTTCGTTTGATTTACCATAATACTCGTTAAAAGATTGTTGAGTATTAGCACCTCTATCAATTAACGAACGTATGTCTGAATCGTTAAGAGAGCAGGTAGTATTGTTACTACCTCCTACTTCTACATGCATATTGTTTAGACTTATAGCACCGCTAGTCTGAAGAGCCATTCTTTAGTTCCTCGATTTCAGCTTTTAATTCTTTGATGGACTCAATAAGTACACCCACTATGTTACCATACGCCACAGATAGATACTCACCATTCTGTACAACCTCTGGCATAACTTGTTGCATCTCTTGAGCTATGACACCTGTGCCACGCTCACCGTCTTTGTCATACATAACACCACGCATTTGTGTTACTTTGTCCAGCGCACCTTCAATAGTTTGTACGTTTTCTTTTAATCGCTCATCTGAAAACGCTGTGATGTTACCTGTTGCTGTAAAAGCACCAGACAGATTGTTACCATTGTTAGATAGGTTACCTAGCCCAACTTCTGCAGGACTATCAATAGTACAAGTGATGACACCAGTGCTGTTGTTGTAAGATATGCCAGTACCTGCAGATATTGAGGTTCTTGCCACAGTTTGTGTACCACTACCGCCATCAGTAAGAGTTCCAGATACGTTAAGATTACCTGTTATTACAACATTTTCATCTACTGTAAGACTATCCGTTCTTATTGTTCCATCAAAAAAAGCATCCTTGTATTGTAAAGACGCTGTACCTAAATCTATTGTATTAGTTGTTTTAGGTCTAAGCACTGATGCTGTACATACCACATCCTGCGATGGGCCTATCTTTTCAATAGGTGCGCCCTCTGATGCTGTACCATCATGGGTGTGACCAGTACTAGCATTAAATGCTGACTGTACCTGATTGTACTCATCATTAAAATCATCAGCGTCAATAACACTTCCTGTGGTAATATTAGCTGCTGCCTGTCTTGTATAACCTGCCATTGTTACTGCCTATCATGTTGTC